CATAGGGCGGCTGCTCTACTGGCTATCAGTTGCCATAGACAGTTCCGGTGTATTCAGACCAGACTGGTGATTCTGATACAATCTTTACCTGCCACAACTGACCTGCTTTTGCATCAGCATTGATTCCGGCACAATCCTGCAGGAGGTAGTAAACACGGCCGTTAACAAGGTCGCTACCTGCAGGAGCCTCATTGGAGTTCCAGTAAGAGATGGTTACTGCGCCATCATTTGCAGAGGCACCTTCGCCATCAATCCAGATGTGGCAAGAGCCTTTGAGCCCGAGGCAATCCCATTTGAGGATGCCGGTGCGTTTTGCCTCCTGTCCTTCGACATCTTCCTCAAATGAGTGTTCCGCTGTCCTGCTGTAGTGTACGAGACGGTTGTAGCCAAGAACAGCACCAGAGTTTGACCAATGCAGACGGTCAAGAGTGCGCTCCTGCTTGATGTCGAGGTCTCCGAAAATAGTCGTAATTCTCGTGACCTTCCATCCAATTGGATTGACAGCAGAAGTGATTGTGATTTCCGGATGACCAGTGTAATCGATGCACTGGAGCTGCTCAAGCAGGTTTGTACCTACGAGGAATACGCCTCCCTCCGGAACATCCTCGCCGTTCTTGAACATCTTCACGAGTGCGATGAGTTCCTCTACGGTCCACTTGCCGGTGTGCTGGAGTTCACGCTTGAACTGCCAACGAACTCCTTCAGCAGTATAAACAAACTGTGAACCCATATTCTTGTCAGCCTTGACGAGGAATTTGCTCTTTCGAGATGCCCACAGAGAACGGTTGCATTTACGCTTGTAGTTGCGCAGGGCCTTCTCTGCTACGATAGCCTCGTTGAATGGGATGCGCTTCTTCTGCGAATCGAAGTAATCAGACACCACCTGATTCATTCCTGATTTCTGGAGATAGAAACGCTCCGGAGTAGGGAGGATGAGGTCAGGTTCGACTTCTTTCTGCGTTTCGTACAGAGCATTGGTCAGGAAGACAAGATATGTTCCTGAAGGAATCTTCGGACATTTGCACCAATCGTCAGTCTTGTTGTCACGAGGGCCATTGACTGCACGGACAATAGGATTGTTTGTTGTAGGGTCAATACCTGTGACGAAAAGCATCAGGTCCTTGCCCGGTGTCTTCTCGGAACCGTCTTCGGTATATCCATCTACATCTTTCACGAGAACGGTGTCGTATGGATGGAAATACTTCTGATATTTCGCATCAACTGGAAGGACTGCTGTCTGTCCGGAGGATGCTTCGAGAGTTGCATTTGTTTCGCAGCCATCAGCCGGCTCATCCAGCATATAGTGGTCAACCTCAGGTGAAGTGACTGTTACTTTCTTTGCCTTCAGCATGAGCTGCATAAGAGGGTTGTCGTCCTTTTCAAATTCAAAGAGGTCTTCGTCAATGTCAGGGACGATAAGATTACCAGCGTCAACTCCACCAGTAGCGGCTGCTGCCCCGCTGACGGTAGTTGCTTGGCCGGGAACCTGTGTAGGAAGACCCGCGCTTCCGGGTCCGGGGGTGGGTGTTACAGAGGTTGGCTGAACCACCTCACCAGGTACAACAGTTGCTGTTTCTGCCATAGTAAAAATGATTTATTAGTTGGTAAAACTCTATTTTGCTTGCTCGGCAAGGTCGAATATTGGATTTGAGCGTTTACGGACATTGCCGGAACCTGCCGTCACATCCCTTCCGCCGAGTTGGATTGTGCCATCGCCTTTTGAACCTTTCTTCAACTTCTCGTCAATCTTGGTGTTGCGGCCACGGATTTCTCCGTCCTTGGCAGCATTGGCGATGTCGGTTTCGTAGTTCAGACCGTTGGCAACCATCTTTATTGTCTCCGAAGTGACTTTGCCGCAGATGTAATCGTGAACGATAGTTGAGAGGGCATTCATTACGGCATCCTTTGCCTCATCGCCAACTTCCTTGGCAAATGAATCAATGTTCTCCACGGTGGATTCGATGTTGTCATCGTATTCCTTGTTCAGCCTCTCTGATTCTTTCAGTTGCTGGAGATAGTCCTTGCGTGCTTCCTCCAACTGTTTCTGAAATTCCGGGTCATCAGCACGCTCTGCGATGTCTGGTCCATATTGACGGACGAGCCAAAGAATAGGGTCCTCGCCGCGTTTGATACGCATAAAGAGGCCGGCATTTCTCGGGTCTGCTGAAATGAAATTTGAAAAATCCTTCTCACGCTGTGCGAGAGTATTCTTTTCGTTTTCGAGAGCGTCGAAGTCCTGACCTATCTGGCCAAACATTTCTTCGTCATCGGCGAACTGACGGCCAGGGTACCTTCCGGAAAGAAAGGTGTCTCTCTTGGACTTTGCTGGTTCTGCCATATCTTAAAATATTGGTTTATGAAACTTTACTGAACAAATATAAATGTGCAATTTGTAATGTTTATTTTATCTTTTACATAAGTATTGCTATTTTTGCGAAGATTAAAGCGTTAAATGAAGAATGTTGGGAGCACATTTGAATATGAGGATATGCGTAATAAAGACCTCATGGACGCATATAAGGAGGTCTTGTGCTCACATAATGGCAATACAAAAGAATTGTACAGAAAAGTTGTAGAAATGCCCGCGAGGAGATTCTATGTAAGCGAGGAAAGGGCTTCAATAGTCATTTCCAATATGTACAAGGGACGCAGCATTGCACAGATGCGTCCCAATAAGCGGGAAATGTATGAGGAGATATATCGCAGAGTGCTCGAACTAAAGAAAGAGCGTCCCAATGATTCAATCTATGACTTGACATTTGCAGTTGTACAACAGCCTGCGCCTAAATTTTATCTCACGCCGGAATCGGCTCGGGTGTTTATTTGCTATATAAAGAAGCAATGGTACGAGCAGAGGAAAAAGAAATACAGGCACCTGTTCATGTAGTCTCTGCTCCTCCTGCACTATCAGAAGCAGAAATACATAAGAAGGTCCTTGAAATCATCGCCGAGAACCAAAGGAGGAGGAACTTGATAACAGCGAAGTTCGACCCGGTGACCGGCGAGGGCTCATTGTTTATGAGTGAGCGTGTGCGCATCTTCCTGCCAGAATTTGGATATGCGTGGTATCTGCCGCCAGAAATGATGAAGATTCCTCTCATCAAGGAGATTCTTAAATACGGCAGTATCCGCTCTTTCATTGAATCGGAAGTGAATGCCGGCAATATGGACTATGACCTGGAAGACCCTGACGATGTTGATGAGGCTATTCAAGACATAGCGAATGTAATATGCCGCATACGAAGCCGATATGACTTTGCTTTCTGGGCTGCTTTCTATGTTTACATCAAGCCCAAGGGAGGAGGAGAGGATGTTCTTTTCAAGTTGAGCCGTCCGCAAAGGAGGCTGGTTGAAAGACTTGAAGCCAAGCGGAGGGCCGGTAAGCCTATCCGCTTGATTTTGCTAAAAGCACGACAATGGGGCGGCTCCACTTGTATCCAGTTGTATATGGCGTGGTTGCAGCTCTGTCACCGTGTCGGACTAAACTCTCTTATCGTTGCACATCAAGGAACAGCTTCCGATGAGATTCAGGATATGTTTGACCGAATGATTAAGGCATATCCTCTGGATCTGCTCAATAAACTTGGTGCTGTATATGACGACAAAGAGCCCAAATGGGTTGGAGTAGGCCATTCCGGAAGCATCCATCGTGTGCCGCAGCGTTTATGTAAAGTGAAAGTGGGTACGGCTGAACGGCCTGATTCTTCCAGAGGTGGTGACTATAACCTTGTACATCTTTCAGAAGTTGGACTATGGAAAACAACCGACCATAAATCTCCGGAAGACATTGTAAGGTCTGCTTGCTCCGGAGTTCTTTTGAAGCCGTACACGATGATTGTGCTGGAGTCAACGGCCAACGGTACAGGAAACTTCTTTCAGACCGAATATGATGCTGCGAAGAATGGTCTCTCTCTATTTGAGGCTCTGTTTATTGCGTGGTATGAGATTGACGAATATTCTCTTGATATTGAAGGAAGCGTGTACGAATTTGCTCGTATGTTGTATCTCAACAGGCATAACGATAATGTTATGTCTAACCGTGATGAGCCGGGCAGATACCTGTATTGGTTATGGGAGAAAGGTGCTACACTCGAAGCAATCAACTGGTATATTCACGAGAGGGCCGGAAAGAACTCCCACGCAGTTATGGCATCCGAGTTCCCTTCTGATGATATTGAGGCATTCGTCCACTCTGGAAAGATGGTCTTTGACAAATACAAAGTCGAGAATTTCAGAAAGACATGTCGTGTACCGCAGATGATTGGAGATGTCTATGCAGATGCGCAGGAAGGAGAAGCAGGACTGAGGAATGTTAGATTCATAAAAGATAATCAGGGACTATTCTGGGTATGGTCTCCTCCGGAGATAGATGAATATGAGAAGATAACTGACCGTTACTTGGTTGTTGTAGATATTGGTGGAAGGTCAAGTAAGGCTGACTGGTCTGTCATTGTAGTCTTTGACAGACTTGGCTTGCTGGATGATGATTTACCAACGGTAGTTGCTCAATGGTATGGACATACTGATGATTATGACATATTGGCGTGGGAGGCTGCTCGTATTGCCGCTTGGTATGATAATGCTCTGCTTGTTATTGAGAGTAACACACTTGAAACTCACGACAGGGAAAAAGAGGACCCGGAAGCAGACCATGGAGCATCTGTTCTACGGAGAATCAAGGGTTACTACGACAATCTATACGCAAGGAAGAAAGCCAGCGATTCGCAGGATGACGGAGAAACGGAGATTTATGGCTATCATACCAACATCAAGACAAAGCCAGAACTGATAGACACGCTCAGGAAAGTTATCAGGGAGAATCTGTATGTAGAAAGGGATGAACGATGTGTGAATGAATATCTCACATACGAAAAGAAACAGAACGGTGCATACGGTGCGGTAAAAGGCAAACACGATGACCTCTTGATGACACGGGCAATAGGTATGCATATCTCTTATTATGAAATGGACCGGCCTTCTATAGTCCGGCGTGTCCGTCCTGGGACGAATATGTTAAGGTCAAGGAAACGCCCGATGACGGCAGCTACATTATAAAGAAGGGAGCCTTTCAAGCCCCCTTCTCGTTCTATGATGCCATTTGATATTGTCCGGTAAGCATATTGTATGCTTTGTTGACATTCTCCATATTGGCTCCTTGCTGTGCCTGCTGCATAAGCTGCGGAGAAAGGCCCTGCGGCATTTCGCCTTTTGCAAGCTGCTCCTGCTGGCTCTGAAGGCTTTGAAGGAGTTCGTCCGAGAATGGGAAATCTCCGTGCTGCAGAAGTTGCTGGAGGGAAATCTGTCCGGACTGCCAAATCTGCATAAGAAACTCGTTGGCCATCTGACGGTAAACAGGTGTTGAAGTGCTTTCAATAATAGAAAGGTCGAACTCAACATCACGAATCTTGTTCGGCTCGTAAACGATTTGTCCGGCGGCCTTTCCAGCAATATTGAATACTCGCTTCGTATCATAGAACTGCTGGATATTCTTGACAGTCTTATATGCGACATCGACAACGAATGACGAGAATGTGTCAAGCACATCAAGTAGTGATGTAGTTGCATTCTGTGTCTGTTGTGCATATAACGCACCGGAGGTCTGGCTGTAACCCGGTTTACCCTGCAACGCTCCGTTTACGCCGGAGATGTCCTCGAAGAATTTTAATTGCAGGTTGAGCAATTCGGATATTCCGATATTTGTCGAGTTATTGGCAACCTGTTGAGGCATTATGCCGTCCTTGCGTTTCTTGCTTACGAGAATAACGCCATTGAAGCGGCTCCATTCATCGGCAATGTCATTTATGTCATATCCTTCCGGAAGCGCATCCTCAGGGAACAGAAGCACGCCCTTTGCACTTGCACGCATTATCCAGTCATACATAGTGATGAGGCGGTTTGTGTAACGCTGCTGGTCAATGACATCAGCCACGAAGGAATGAATCTCACCGTCAATGAACGGATATGCCTTGAACACATAAGGATGGCTTTTGTGCTCATACGGGGTTTCTCCTTCATCAAGGATGTCTCCGAATGGTGATAGGTAGTAATAATACCAGTATTCATCCATAAACCAGGTCGCCTGGATCAGTGGAATGTCAGAAGGTGCAATACCTTGCTTTGCTCCCATCTGCATTCGTTTGGCATTGACATCAAGCACAAGTTCCTGAAGGTCTTCAATCTCACACTTGAAAATCTCACCATTATTATAATCAACGCAACGGTAGCGCGGCTTGCTCTCCTTTCGCCATACTTCTATCACACGACATCTTGTTGGGTCTTTGGGGAAAAGGAAATCGTGGTTGGCCTGTCTTTCCGAATACCCGAATGTTTGGCAGTACAGTGGAAGCCGTGATGTGTCTTTGGCTACACGGTAAATCTCCGCAAGCCTTGCATAATCCTGCGGACTTTTTGCAAATCGCTGACAGAGAGTGAGAAAACTGATGTCGTGAATTTCACCAATGATGGATTCATCCCCTCCACGGAAGTCTCGCATATTACTGTCAAGAATGGCATTATTAGGGTTTATCGGCTCAATCCAGCAATCCAACTTGTCATTCTTCCATCCGTACCAAAGGCGATACATAGCGAAGCCGCTGATGAGGAACTCCTCCAGCTCTCTTGCATTCAGTTCCGCGGCCTTGTTCAGTTGAAGATTGCACTGAAGGATGGTGCTCATTGTCTCGCCAAGTTTCTTTTCTTCTGAATCCCTTGCTGCGCAGGTTGGTTCTTTTGACTGGGAGCGATAAACGCCAAGGACATTGCGGACGAGTCTTCGGATGAGATTGTTTTTCAGAGGGACATTGCCTTGCGACTTGATATAGTCCTCCTCCTTCATCTTCATACCGTTCTCGTCAATGATGATGTCATCCCACTGTCTTCCGTAGGTGTATTTCTTGTTCCGTTCACGGTCTTCACGGAATCTCTGGGAGTTGCTATAATGTTGCATCGCCTCCCAGATTATGTCAAAGCCACGTGTGCCGTTGTGAGAATTCTTTGCAGACTTCACGGAATCCAACTCAATCGGATTATGAACACGGCTCAACGGTCTGATTCTTTCTTCGGTCATAGATGAAATTGTTAATGGATGCCTGTAATGGTCACAAAGGTAAATCACCACAGGCATCGCGTAGTTTTATCTGTTACTGTTTCGAGATTCGTTAACCTCATCCACCAGCTCTCGAATCAGAGCATAATACTCGTCTTCAAGGTCTTTGTATGATGAAGGGTCAGTTTCATACTTCATATCCTCACGAATATCCTGAAGGTCGAGTTTATAATCCTCGTAAATCTCATATCGCAAATATTCTGGTGAGTTCATAAGGAAGTCCAACTTTTCCGCATACTCTGCAACACCGGCATCTGCCTTATCCTCATATCCTCTCAATCTCTTTGAGGTTTTCTCGGCCTCATCCTTGATGTTGAAGAACTCGTTTGTCAGTTTTCTTCTCTGTGTACGCTCATCACCGCTCTTTACGACACGACTTGCGACCAGCATATTTCTCCACTCAAAATCTCTTGCTCCGACAGCCGTCTCGCCCATCTTCACAAGTTTATTGACAAGTGTAGCATAACCACCGAAATAGCCATTGAGCATGTATTCAACCCGTGCCGGATTGATGTCAATCGCACCTTTCGTGTATTCGTCACCTCCGGAGAATCTGTTTGCGGCTTCAGCAAGTTCTACGAGCTGCTTATTGGCACTCTTATATGCTTTGGTCCATTCTGGCATATCCTTGTTGAAATATGTGTCCTTGTAGATTGGAAGGCCGGTCCAGCTTTTGTTCATCACATAAGCCTCAACAAGCGGTTTAGCAGCACTCGGGATGAGAGGAGAAATGCCGCCTCCGCCTTCCAGCATATCAAGTGGCAATACTTGAGATACCTGCGAACCAATCTGGAATGCCAGCTCTGATGACGAATAATGTTCCTTGCCGGAAATAACTCCCATTGCCAACTCTCCCATACCGTATATTCCACGGAACTCAATCGGAAGTGGGATGGTGATCCAGGAATCACCTGCACGGAAACAAATATTACTGCGGCGGACATATTCAGGAAGATTATAATAAACATTCTCATCATCGTCATCACCACCACCATAACCTGCAAGGGCGGCAACTGCCAATCCGAGAGCGAACATAGAGGCCATTGCTGCGGTTGCTTTTGCAGGATGGCGTTTTGCGGCTCGCCCGAAGTTCGTGAGCCCCTGAACGCCGGCATTCCAGAAGACATACATCAGCCTTCCTCCTGCGCTTCCGTAAGAGCCAATCTTTCCGAGAAGTGTTTGCCCAACAGTATTTGAAAACTTGTCTCCTGCGCCTTTCTTATTGAAGTTCACTGATACCTCTTTTGCATCATAGACAGACCTCTCCAGAGTACGCCCCATCTCACGAGAAGTGACAAAGGCCGCAAAACGAGCAGTATTTTCCACGGCTCTGTTGAGTATGTCGAATAATGTTCCAAGAAAATCCCACGCTTTGGCAATCGGCATAGTCTTGCCGTACTTCTTAATCTGTGCGGCAATCTCCTTTTTCTGCTTTTCAATGTCCTTAACAGTGGTATATCCGGTTTCACCTCCGTTCATCATAAAGTCCTTGAACATCTTCTCCGTTTCATTGGATTCGTTCAATGTGCCTTGTTCCCATTTTACGAAAAGTGACATCATGTGGACAGGATTCATCTTTCCGAAGTTTTTATGGAACTTTACGGCATAATTTGGACTTTCCTTCACCCAGGTCATACAGTTGGAATAGAGCAAATCTCTCAGGAAGTTTGAAACAACAAACTCAATATTCCTTGTTGTATATGCTGCAGAAAGATTATGGTTTATCCACTGTCCACCTTTTATGAGCGAACCAACAAAACCGCTGATGTCCGTGTCTGGATTCGTCAGACCGTTGAGGGCCTGAGCAGCACGAGGGTTGCCGTTGATAGTAAGGACATAAGTCCTTCCACCGCGTTTCACAAGCACCTGGTGCTCTCTCAAATTGTTGTTCACCACTTTGAAAGGTATATTCATTGCATCTTTGCCACTTTTATAGTGGTCAGGGTCAGATTTGGCCAATGCTTTCATCTTTTCCTCGAAGTCTGCAATCTTCTGCTCTACTTCATCAGCAGTGTCAGTCGGTTTAAGGTCTGCGAAAACAGGCTTCCATTCGTCTGTCGTATCATCATAGGAAAGCCAGATGTCATTGACGCTCACAAGGTCAGAAGGATGATTCAGAACGAAATTCAAGAAACGCTGTTTCATTCTGTTCCTGTTACCCTGCATAATTGCAGTGTCAGCCATACTTGCGATATATGCAAGAGGGTCATCAGCTTGGCTTCTTCTTCCTTCCGCCTTTTTCAGTGGTGAGTTCATAACCCCCTTACGGTCAGTAAGATAACCATACAACTCATCGCTTGTTGTTTCATCCCAGCCGCGCAACGGGATATAGTATTCATACATTCCGGAAATGTTGTCGAATGCATCTTTTGTCAGAAGTCCGGATTCACGCAGTTTCTGCAACGAGGCTTTTGTGGCAGCATTTGTCTTCTGCCAGAGTTCGGTTGTGTCGTGACGACTCTCGAACTCACTTACAATCCTCATCGCCTCACTTTCTGCATCTCGCACAGTTTTCTTCCCGGTCAATCCAGTCAGACCTGCATAATCATTTTTTCGGAAGTGTTCATACCATTCGTCATAAGTCCTCTTATGTTCCTCATCTGCCTTTTCAGCTTCTTTGGCAGCACGCTCGGCCATCAACTTATTTCGTTCAAGGCCGTGTTTTGCCATCATATAGTCCGTTACTTCTTTCTGCGGCACTCCAAATGCGGATACGGCTTCAAGAAGTGGAGACATAACAAGTTTATAGTATGCTTCTTGTTCCGCCTTGTTCATAGACGACATCGCGTTCTCCGCAAGATATGCGTTCTCAAAAGCATCCACATCCTCAATATTGACTTTACCCTTTCCTTCGGCTTTGAGGACGGCCTGCATAAGTGTTCGCAGTCCGAGCATTGAATCCTGGGCAGCTTCTCGGAACTGATACAGTCCTGATGCAGTTGCCTTCTCATAAGCATCACGGGCAAGGCTACGGTCGTGCAAAACCTCATCTGAATCACGGAATCTTTTTCCACGGTCGTTGAATCGGCCAAGTCCAAGATTCTGCTGCATTTCAATATCCTCCGCAACGGCAACAATACCTTTACTCTGTCTCATCTGATAAGTGCGCCAGAGAACATAACGGAGAGTGTTGTCGGTGATTCGGAAACCAAGACGAAGTTTGGCCTCGTTCATCATATCCTCGAAGAAATCACGAATCTTCTGCCATAAGGTTCTGTTCTCTCTTTCATCGAATCCGGATTCGGCAAGGCGGGCTATATATTCTTCAGTGCCTTCTGCCAAATCCCAACCATGTTTCTTTGAAAGTTCTATGATGGAATCACGCATCTTAGGTGTCGCCGCATTATAGACGCGCTCAAGGAAACCGTCAAAACGGTCATCTCCTACAAATTCGCGCAGTCCCTTATGTGCGACTGCCTCGTGGAAGATAGTCGCCCTTGCATCCGCAACACTTCTTGCGTTTGGAAGAACGACAACAATTTCTCCTGTTTCTGTGTCATACCATCCGAAAGAGTTCCTCATCCTGCGCTGTACCTTTGGATTACTGTCAGTGAGTTCGTTAACATCCTCGACTATACGTATATTTTCTCCAAGACGGCCAGCGAGTTCTGAAATTGATTCCCGAATATCAGAAGGCTCTGTACTTGATATGGCTTCAATATTCCGATTCAATGTCTGGATCTGCTCATCTGTTACAGCCCCCTTCTGTCTCTTTTGTGGTTCACGGCCTGCTGCTCTCACCATCTCATCTACTTCTGATGGAGTAAGAAGACGATTGACCTTCATTGCACCAGTGATAATCCAAGGGTCAGTTTTAGGGTCCGGATTTGTACGATATGTATAGGCTCCATTCTCCGGAACTCTCGGTAATCCTGCAAGTGAGTGCTGGAATTTCCCGGATTCGTTGTAGCCGTAAGACATCGCCTCATCCTGATAGTCAACATCATTGGCATACTCAACTTCTGCCCAAACGAAATTGGCAGGGAATAATTCGCGCTCTCCCGATTCACCCTTGCGGTTAAATTGAAGTGCATAAGGGATTACTCCGAGATGCCATCCCGGACGATAAGCGAGAGTTCCGCTTCCGCCCTGAGTTCCACGGCCACCTGCCTTTACTTTAGGCCTTCCAGTTTTGCTTGTTCCAGCAACCGGAGCTGCATCTGCATCAAGCCAAATGCCTACAGGGGTAGATTCTCCATTTGGATTTGCTACCATAGGAGGGTAAAGCTGGCCGTTCTTCAGGACAAAGACCTTATAACCGATACCTGTCTTTGTAGGCGGCTCATCCTCTCTTATCCTGAATCGCTCTTTGTGATTGATGCTTATGTCATCATTGCTGAAAATGACAGCGCAATCTCCGTCGGCTCTGCCATTATACTTGTAACCAACAAATCCTGCTTCCGAGAGAATTTCACTCGCTTGTTTTTCAGAACCAAGGGCATCAACAAGCCTTCTGCGAATTTCAAGACCTGCATACTGCTCGCGTTCAATGACATTGGCAAGGGTGTTGAATCCGTCACGGAGCCAGTTTGGACCGTGAGTTGCTTTCTGTAACCTGCTCTCTGGCAAGGAACGGAGAACATCAGCAATCCTCTTTCTGTCAGATTTGTCAAGAGTTCGCATCTCGTCAATGTAGTTATGCCCATTGTCATCTGGGATATTGACAGTATAGAGATACCTTGTGTCTTCTAAAAGCTCAGAAAGAGGTTTATACGACATCCATCTGTCGAAATCCCGTTTCATCATATTGATGAGAGACGTGTCTCCAGCATCTTCCCGATTTGACAGCTCCAGTTCATCCTCTGCATCTTTCTGCTTCTCTTTAAGGAGTGAATCATAACGCTCGACCATCTGTTCGTAAGTATCGAACTCGTCACTGCGCATTATCTCACTGAGTTCTGGACTTAACAGACCTTCCTTATCAAGATGCTCAAAAGCATTGTTCCAAGCATACGACTCTGCTGTTTCTTTATTGAATGCTATGTAATGTCCAAATCCATGAGACTGGAATCCCTCTCCCTCTCCGGCATGCGAAATATCGAATGCATCAAAGTCGGCAATTGAGCCGTGATAGCCATCCCGGAAACGGCGAGAATCCTCCTGACCTCGTGGAGAATCGGCGACCCTCACTCCCATACGGGACAGAAGGTCAAGCACGGCTTTGATGTTATCTGGCCAAATGGTTGCTTGCATCTTTCCTGAACGGGTTCTGAACTCACCGTGGAGCAAAGACAACAATTCATCATTAAGGAAGTATTTACCTCCTTTTGCCTTGCTTTTCGGTACGGATAATTCAAAATACATAGGCTCTCCTGCAGAACGGAAATATCCTGTCTGAATTGATATACTTCCGTCAGTGCTTGAGAAGGACCGTCCTTTCATAATGTCAGCAGCCCTGGCATTGATAGGCACTCCGGCACTCGGGAGGAGTGCTGGAGTCCACTGGTCTGGCATAAGGATTCCGTCACGTACATTTCCTTCATCATCAGTGAAAGATACGAGCTGCCCGGTATAGTTACCATATTCATCAGAAGTGTCCGCAATTGCCTGCAAGATATTTCCTGTAAGAATATAGCCGGTCTTGCGTGTCTCGTTTGGAATCTGGCTGTCCCAGTTGGACAGGGTTGTTTCCGCAGCGGTCTGATAATTTAGCTCAGTAAGGTCAATTATCTGATTGCAGGCCGTCATATCAGACATTTTCACTTCGATTCTTCTGCGTCCGTCAAGAGGTGCGAAGACAGCAATAGTGGTTGAGGCCGTAATCTTTGATTCCTTTGATTTGAAACCGCAGAAGATGGCTGGAGAACAGAACAACGACTGTCCACCATTACCGAGATTGTCGGCAATCATATATGTCTTCTCAACATCAAAGGACATCATCCTTCTCATCAGAGAATTGGCTGAAGCAATAATCTTCTTACGGTTGTCCTCGTGAGTTGTCTCAATCTTTTCGTGGATAGTCTCTGTGAAACGGTCAATGGCCTGCTTCTTTTCCTCGTCAGACATTTTTTCCTTCGCCATTATAACGGCAGTTCGCTTGGCGATGTCCTCCTCTCCTTTGGCCTTTGCAGCCTCATATCGTTCATCTTCGGCATTAAGGCGTGCCTGAGATTCTTCACGAAGTTGATTGAGGATTTCGGTTCGTCTCTCTGTGCCGGCCTTATCTCCGTTGAGTTTCTTAATTGTCTTGCGTATTTCATCAGCAGACATCGGTTTGCTCAACACATTCATTTCCACCTTCTCAACAAAAGCGTGTTGTGCAAACGGATTGTCACCATCCGGTTCAGCTCCTTCGGAAGACACTGATTTTTCTACCGTCTTTGCTTCAAGTGGCATCACGGTAATCTTCAAATCATTTGTCCCGGTTTCATTGAGGTAATTGATGAGGTCATTGTATCTACGAATGACATCATCATAGAAGTCCTGCTGTTCCTTGGTTGAAAGGAGGGCTACGTAACCTGTAATTTTTCTCGCATCGTCCTCGGATGGTTTATACTCATCAAGGTCAACTGCTCTTACCTGCCCTTTCCCGTCTTTGAGGGGGCATCCAAGTTTTGTGTATATGGCAGGATTGTCACGAAGATACTCAACTACCACCTGGCTGCCGTACTTGTTGAGGAGGTCTGGAGCATCAACACTGTTGCTTTCGCTATCCTGGGAAGTTGTCGTATTAGCATTCAGAGATTTCAATTTCGTGGACAGCATCATATTGAATCTCTGCTCTGCAGGAACAGGCAACGCAAGGTTGATGTAATATCCACGATGTACTTGTCCTGTCCTGTCAATACGGCCAATCATCTGCATATAGTCGTTGATGTCAGAAAGAGGCTGTGCAATAATCATTGACCTCTGACGCTGGTCCTTGAATTTCTTTGATGCGTGCAGTGATATTCCGGTAGATGCAGATTTGTTCAGCACAAGCACATCAAGAGCACCGCTATTGAAGTCCTGCATCATCTTCAATTTGTCTGTGTCTGTACGCTTACGGACAACAGTCCTGCCTTCTGCATCAATTTCTGCGCAGAGTGTTCGTCCGGTCAATTCTCCTACTTTGAATCCTCTCTCCTTTAATCCGTTGATTATGGCATCGAGAGGACTGATGTAAATATCGCTTGTCGCTTCAATGATTTTGTCTCTCAATTCATAGTATGCCCGAGCTCCTTCCTCACCAAGTTCAGAAGGAGAGTATGAACGGTGTGTTTCCTTACCGTTCTCGTCAGTGACAGTATATTGAAGAACAGTATCAAGTCCACGAAGGAGACTGGCAGCAAATGTAGGATTCTCGACTACATCACCCGGCATATAGGAATCTTTCAAGAGGCCTTCCATTGTGCTTTCCAGAGCAATGACAGGATGACGGCCTTCCTGGATCTCCTTTGCAACACGGTCAATGATTGCATCTGTTTTCAATGCAAGCATCAACTGTTTTGTGTAGTTGTATGTCTTCGATGCGAAAGGCACATTGTCAATACCCATCTTCTTTGTGCCTTTCTTATGCTTTGCCTGACTTCCCATTAAAGCAAGACCACTTGAAAGAGCGTCAATCAATGGAGTGACATACTTCGATTGAAACTCAATGATGTCGTTAAAAGCCTCAATTGTCTTGTCGTAATTCTCCCGCGCCTTCTCGACTGTCTTCGGGTCTGTCACTGTTTCCCAATCAGTACGGACATCTGACATATCTCGCTCGCGTCTTACCATCTGACCAGCAGCAGTAAGTGCACGAGACATTATCTCCTGCAAAGTGACGCCACCACGCTTGATAATTCCTATGAGGCTCTTTCCCTCTCCGAGCTGTGCCTTGCTCATTGCCGTGCGAAGCGCATAGAGCGGCATAGTGTCAGGCCTCTTTGCGAATGTGGCTGATGCAAAAGTGACTGCCGCCGCATCTTTCACGAGACTTTGTAGATAATATCCTGACTTGGAATCACCTGCTACAGTATGGCTTTCATCAAGGAACAAATAATTGTCCTTTGCAATCTTACGCAAAAAGTCAGCTTTTGGATTGGACCTGATATTCTTTGGTTTCGCTGCTCTTGCACCGTTCTTTTTCTTCTCGTTGTAAGCCTCCATAGCAGAAGCCTCATCACCAGTGTTGACCTGGGAATAGGTCAGTACTGCGAAGTCGTATTCAGCAGGGAGTTCGCCGGATTCAAAGATTTTAGATAATTTCGCAGATGTAGGAGCACGATGAACAAGGACACCGTTACCATCCTTCATAACTCCACCGCCATAGACAGTTTCGCCAGTTTCAGCATCTTTTGATGTCTCCACGGTATTGAAGATGAACGGATTCAAGTCTCCGCTTCCGATGTCAACAAGGTCACGGTAAATGTCAGTGAACAGAGTTGCTTTCTGGGTTATGAATATTGGCTGTGTTCCTTGACGGACGGCCCAGCGGATGAGAGCTGCCATCTGACGGCCTTTACCGACACCAGTCTGGTCACCGATAACAAGTGCCTGTCCTTGCTTCATCTGGTCTATTGCCATTGCTACAGAATCGACCTGCTCGGCAGCGAGTGCGTTATGCATTGCAGTGATGGAATCATAACCGAGTTCTTCAGTCACAAATTCATCAATGGTCTTTCCATATTTGTCCTCGATTTTGGCAAGGGTGGCATCCATCGCCTCAACCATAGCGGCAGGGGCAACGGATTCAAGACTAAACGCTGATGAATGCTGCACATAATGCAACTTTTCATCTGTCAGTTTTCTTTCTTCTTTCGGCTTTTCTTTGGATTTCTTAACCGGCTCAGTTATTCCCACTCCGGTTCCGGAAGTTCCCATAGAAGGAATGCCTTCCAATTCAAGTTGTCCAGCTCTCCCGTCGTTTCCGGTGTCCCCAGAAGGTACTGCATCATTTCCTCGTTCATCGGATGCAGTTTTTCTCCCACCTGTATCTGTTTGCGTTCCAGATACGACTGCATCTGCGGCTCCTGGAGTTCTGCCTCCGCTCTGCTTTTCAGTGCGTTGAATTCCTCCATTTCCATTTCGTCCAGAAGGCCTATCGCTTCTTGTGCGTTCAGTTCCTCGTCTGACATCAGAATCATTCTCATTATGTTCCATACGAGGTCCGTCCGGCGAAGTTGTCCCGGATGGTCCGTTATTGTCAAACAATCCCAGTTCCTGGGTGCGTACAGTTTCGTATCCATTAGTCTTTCTGTTTGATGAGAGGAGACTTATAACAGTGTCGTAAAGTTCCTCAAAATTATTTACTTTTCCAATAGCTGCGGATTTTACAGGAGGATAGACCTTCGTCTGTGCGCGTTCCGCCTCACTCCTGCGTCCGTCAATCAGAATCATCATTGTAGGGAATGTCGTACCTTGTCTCTTATACAGGTCTCCTGACATATCAATGATGCCACGTACGTTGTAGTGGTCGTACAAGTACGAGAAGAATGCCTTCTTACCTCCTTTCAGTGCGCCGTTGGATGCATATTCCAGATTGCCGCCTACGATGATTGCGGCCTTTCCGGTGTCGCTCATGCTGGCTAATGCATTCAATGCAATCTGGGGATCCAGGCCCGATATGCTCACACCGTCGTATTCCTTGGCCTCTGCGCTACCGAAAGGAGGATTGGCAATCACTGCGTCATACTCTCCCTCAAATGGCAGTGCGCCGTCCTGCGAGGTCACATCGCGGAATCCTTGCTCGCGCAGGTTGGCAAGGCGTGTCTCATCCAGTTCGTTGGCGTGGACACGCTCTGCCGGAATAGCGAACACCAGCATTCCATTTCCGGCGGTAGGCTCAAGGACGGAGCCGGTGCGACCGGGATGGAAGGCAAACATATCAGCAACGAAGGCCATCGGCAGCGGTGTAGAATACTGCTGCATCTTTATTCTGGTACTGCTGCGTTGTGATATGGTAGGTTGCATTTCGTAAAGCTGTACAATGGCATTGTAAGCCTCACGTGATTTGCTACCGCCGTAACGCTTGCTTTCAATGATGTCACGGGCAGCGGTCACAAGACCATCCTCGACCAGCTCCTGCAACAGAATGTCGGAGGAGCCAAGTTTGTCAAGGGTCATTCCGCACTTCTCTGCCAACTTGCGAAGGTCAACGATGCTATCAAACGGGCGTACCCCAGTAGAAACGGCCTCAATCATTTCAGTAGCTACGGCACGGGAGAATGCTCTGCGTGCTTTCTTCTCGGAATCGGTTACAGTTTTGTCTGCTATGTTTCGTGCTCGATGCAGTTTCTCTGCACCTACTTTCGCCTGCTGTTCAACTTCTGCTTCCTTTTCAACCATTTCTACAGTTGAGATGATATTGGTAGTCTCTTTGTCAAAGTTAGCCACATCAACTGCCTGCACATCAGCATACGAATCCATCTCTGCTGCAAGTCCGGATTCCTGCATTTCTGGAAGGTCTCTTGCTCCGTTATAGAATGCTTTCAAGTATGGCCGGATAGCATCAGATAAGTCGGCAATCATCGCCTTTGCATATTCCACAAATTTGCGTGCACCCTTTTCAATATGATATACTGCCATTTCAGTACCTATCGCAAGGATTTCCGGGTCAATACCTAAATTCAACTGACCTTGCAGTTTCTGCATCATCTTCATTCGCAGCTCTGCATAGCGTTCATCGGTCACGAGTTTATTACCAGAAGGATTGACGGGGCGTTCGGGCTGGGTTTCTCCGGACTGCTCATCTGCTGCAGGAGTGGCCGCAGGGGCTTCAATCTTCTGCACGGCATCCCAGCTCTCCGCCACTTCGTAAATCACCGGAGCCAATCCGGTATCAAGCACCGGACGATGGTCTCCGTAGTCCTCAAAGTCGTGTACAGTGGCTTCTTTACCTTTATAGAAGACCTTATCATTGAGTTTAAGACCATTGATGCCTTCTGTCTTTACGCGATTCTCAAATTGCCAAATTTCAATTCTATAGTCAAGATTTGATTTGTCAGTTTCTGACAACAAGTCATATAGATTGTTATGCTGGAGTATCGCTTTCAGTGTTTCCGGGTCATTAGCTTCTGCTATGTGCCGTCCATCATAAACTGGGATACCGTTTGGCATTCTCTTGTATCGTGAGAGATAGGAATGTCCGTCAGAATAGGTCACAAGTTCATACCCCCATTCAGGAAGGGAATCTTCGGATGTTGAGGCTGCATCATCTGAATTTGTTACAGATACGGAGCCGAGCTGCTGTATATCTGTAAGGGAGACTGGCCTTGCTTCGCTCATTGCATCAGCATCACGAAGCAGATTTGCGAGTTCATTCGCATTTCCCTCTGTGCGTACCATAAAACCACCGTTCTCACGGTCTTTCCAGCCTCTATTTTCTTTCAGGAACTTTGAAACGGCTCTCCATTCATCTTTTGACAGCTCTCTGCTCGGATTGACACGGAACATATTCAGCGTCTTGCCTGTCTTTGTAGTGTAGATTGCTGGCTCAATGGTCACAGAATCATTTCCCGTCTGGTCTGTTGCGGCAGAACTATCCTCCGCAAAGTCTGACAGTTTAGCTTGCCCTGTTGTTGACAATGCATTCATTAGTCCTTCAACATTGACCTGTTTGACTATTCCGGAATCACTTTCGGCAGGTTTCTCCGATTTTTTGTAGCCTTCCTCGTTTACTCTGTAATACAAGTCGGCAAGTGAAGCCTCAACAATGCCACCAAATGAAGGATTGGAAATATCCAACTTATAACCTCTGTAATCAGGATATTTCTTGAGAATCTTGATGGTGCCTCCTTTGCCATCCACAAGGACATCACCTTCATTGACAGAATCATAGACTTCACGGCGTTTTGTAAGCAAGTCATCTACTACTTTATATTCAGAGAAAGGTTTTGTCTTCCTCTTGGATGACTTTATCCAATCACTGAACTCATCCTTCGATACTTCGGTGATGGTTCCAAGACCCTGCCAGCCGTCCTCGTAGTTGGAGAGATAGGCAGCACGGGCAGATTCCTCATCTGGGAAGCCGTACATGACTTTGTGCTCATCGAATTCCCCCGTGTTTGGGTCAACCTGGTCTATGACATACACGTTCCCTTCCGAAGGGTTGTCGGAAAGGTACACGTCTATATGGTCTCCGTCAATACCCTCGGTGGAACGAATGTAGCCATAGTCATTGTTCATCTCGGTTTCCCACTGGGTCCCGTCAGGGGATGTGCCGCGCCGGACGGAGCCTTTCGGGTTCTCGATGGATATGTCGTAACCGTCAATCTTCAGATGTCCTTTTCTGTAATTACCGGCTTTCTTCTGTGCATCAGTTGGTTCAGTGTTGACTTCCTGACGAGCTTCCTGGATCGCTGCGACTGTAGGATTTTCCGGCAGATTATTGTTTTCTGCGGAAATATCGCTAACTTTGTTGTCAGAAAGTACATCAGGTTGCGTAGGAACAAGGTCCGGCACAGGTTCATCCTGTTTAGTTAAGAGCCTTTCAGAACTAATGCCTGATGTTTTTTTGTACACTATCAGGTCGCTTTCCAGTTTACCCTTATAGGCATTTCTGCCAAGAATATGATTGCTGATGGCAATTTCTTCGCCTTCTCTCCTTATCGTTACACTCTCAAAGTTAGTGTATTTGCCTCCATCTTCCTTAGTGAAAGTCTTTATAAACAATAGAACACCTTTCCTTTCGGCATCCTCTGGTGCAGCAAGGTCTTCTTCATAAAGAATCACATCTGGGTCGCGCAATGTTTCAGACATCATTCCAAGCTGCGCCTGCCTGCCTTTGCTGTTCAATTTTTCAAACTGATGTTCTCCAAGTTTGATTGTACCAACAGGAGTATCAACACGACCATTAGGGAATAAATTATTATAATTTTCCCTTGAAAATTTCTCTGTAGGAGCCTGTGCAGCCATATATTCCATAGCAGCAACGTGTAATTCGCTCTCATCTTCATTAAGCGAAGCAGTTGCATTAGCTATTGCCTTGTCAATAGTCTCAGTGTTTGAGAAGTTCGCCTCTTCCTCTGCCATGGCCTGAGCCATTTCAGCCTCTTTCGCTTCGAGTAAAGTAGGGTCATTCTTCTGATGCAGCTCTTTAGCGGCATCAAACATTGACCTGGATGACGAATACGACAGAATGACATCCAACATCGTGCTGAATGCATCCATCGTGTCCATGCCAGGAACTTCATCCACTCCGAGCTGTTCGGCATATCCACGAAGCAATTCCTCTGCAGCAGTTTCAGGATACAAGCCTTCCTCATTGCTTAACATCCAGATACGATGGTTGCGCTCTGATGAGTTGTCATTGAATCCAAGATGTGAGCCGAGACCTTTAATTGAGGCATTGTTCGGGTCGTTGCCCCATTTGAAGCGGACCGCACCATTTGCAATAGAGCGCATAACGTATTCTTCAAATGAAAGCGCGTCTCCCAGAACTTTATCCTCCTTCCCGAATCTTCCCTGCTGCCTCTGAATCCTGCGTGCTTCTGCAAGTTTCAATCTTCTCTGCATCTTTGCCTGCTCCTCCATCTCCTTGCGGCGCATCTCCGGATAACCTGCAATCCTTTTCCAGAAGTCCACCTTCTTTTGTGCTGCTGAAACAGCCGCACGGATTTCGTCACGGCTGCGCTTGATTTCAAGAGGATTTGTGCCCTTCGGTTTCTTGCTCTGTGCTTTCTGTAACTCTGCCTCAGAATTGGCTATCATATCACTGGCCATCTCAATGGTGTCCTGCTCGTTTCCCTCATTGAGTTCCATAAGAGCATCCCAGCCGTCATTGAGTGGAGCCTGCTCGAACTGTGGCACATTGTTCTCATCAACCGGTATTCTTGACATCGCGCTGCCAGTATCGGTCGCCGCTGCAGATGTTCCATTTTCAGCCGGAACTGTTCCAATTTCAGATGAAAGTGTACTAATTCCGCCAGTTTCCGTACCAGAAACCGGGTTTTGCGTACCAGAAGCATCATCCTGTGAAACGGAAGTAACCGGCTGTCCGTTGAGTTCTGACACCATACTGTCAAGTTCCTCTCTGGTGAACAGATTCACGCTATGACCAGCAATCGGTGTTTCAGTATAGACCTCGTACCTCCCGTCTGCATCAGCATCAGCAGTGATTGAACCTCTTATGGGCTGGCCGTCCACATTAAGCGTCACGACATCATCAAGTCTGTACGGCGGTATATTTGCCTTTTCAGCACCCTTCTGCTGTTGGTATTGTGCGAGCCGGCCAAGGTTGGTCGCGCTTGCCATCTGCTGAATCTCAGACTTTGACATCTGGGATATGACTGGAGAACCATCCACGGTTGCACCGTTGAGGATTACATTCACTGTTCCATCCCCATTGTCAATGACACCTTGCTCGTTGGCTGTGATTTCAACAGGGAAGGAATCTCCGTTAGGGGTTGTCAATGTGTAAACATCCCCCATCTGGAAGTGCAAGCGTCCATCAATCTTATCTGCCGCAGTGCGGCCTACACTCTCACGGACTGCCTCTGCCGCAGCGTTCTTTTCCTCAACCGGGTTAACAGATGCATCAATATGTTTAAGCATAGAGATGTCCCAGAACTCTTTCTTTCCGGTCTGCATATCACGGATGATGATTTCCTTGTCAGACTTCTCTCTGTCAATGGTTCCATCATCAGATAGTACGATTCTTCCTCCGGTAATATAGACATTGCGGTCATCAGAAGTAACCGCAGAATGGATGAGGCCGTCAGTAGCATTCGTGTTGAGGTCTATTTGAGTCTCGGCAGCCATTATACGGCTGTCAATATCATCTCTCACACGTTCTATCATACCTTGATAGGTTGCCTTTGCGTTGAGATAGTCAATTATAATCTCTCTTTCATAGTCGAAATATGGCAAATCATCTACATTCAGCGTCTGCTGCTCGTCTATGTCATCAAGTCCTATGGTATCGTGCAGTTTGGATTTCTGCGCGAAGTACATATTCCGTGCATCGGCCATCTCCTCATCTCCAACCAACTCGTAGCCGTTATCAAATGATGTTTCCAAGTCGGTTTGGACAGGATTAGAGTCTGGTGCAGTGCGCCTTTTCTGTTCGGCTTTCAAAACGCCGTCATACTCCTGAAATGCCTTGACATATTGCAGGACGGCTTGTTTCTGTTCAGGAGTATAGTCCTCTGTGAGCACATTGTGGAGTGCGGCATTCGGGTCTTCCTGGATCTGGCTGCGCATATCTTCCCACATACCGTTACCGTCAAAAGCAGCATCAGCGGCATTGTCGGCTCTTTCAAGTGACTTGCGGGTTCTGTATTTTGGTGTTCTATAGCCTGCTGTCTTGATTGTTGACATAAACCCACCCATCAGAGCAACACCGAGGAAAGTGTCAATGTTCTGGTCAAGATTGAAAACTCCAGTTCCTTCCGCCGCATCAAATGTCATATCCCCGACGACAAGAGCATTCATACAGTTGCCGACCACTTCCTCCGCATACTCTCCAAGAACACCATTCCATTTTGCATTCTTTTCGAAATCAGCAACAATTCTTGCGACATCGCTCGCTGCAACATCGTCAATGAATTTTGTAACCTTGCCAAGACCTATCTTTTCAAGGCCACGACCAGCCGCTTTGCCAGTAGCCTTGAATATAGGAGAGAAGTATTCTCCGACCATTTCGGAGTAGTTTTCTATAGTCCTTCCTGCAAATGCCTTTGCAAATGCTGTTGCAGGGGCTTCCTGCGAATCCTCATACACTCCTGCAAATGCACTGACTCCTGGGTCAACTTCATCAACCATAACTTGGCCATTCATCCTATCTATGGCATCAGCAGTGGTCCCGATGGCTCCGGTAGTTGCCGTCATAGCTGCAGCACCCAGTAAATCAGCACCGGCACGGCCGGCTGCGCGGACAACCTTATGACCGGCTTTCTTTGCTGCTTCTTTTCCGAAACGCTTGATTGCATATCTCGCCATACGGCTTGTCGCAGCCTCTCCGAAAGATGACGCTGGATTTATGCACATCTCCAGCATAAACGGAATTGATTCAGCCGTGACAGAGCCTGCTTTATATCCACGACCCACATACGAACCAAAGTAAGCGTTTGTTGCAAGTTCGACAGCCTTTGCGTCAAGCAATGCCTGCTGTGCTTCTGTTAAAGTACCTTTATCGTATGCGTCAAGTGCCTGCATCATAGCAGTTGCATTTTCAAGGTCGGACATACCCATATCCCAAGTGGATACATCAAACAGTTTGTCACCGAATCCACGAGATGCACCGCCAAAGAAACTTTTCGAGAACTTCGAGTATTCTCCTTTGTTGATGGCTCTATCCGCTTCATCAATGATGTTCTGGGCATTTGTCATAGCGGTCTTTGCAGCTTGCAGAGATGCAATTTTATTCTGAAGTTCAGGGTCACCTGCACCGTGATACATCTTTTTAGTCTCACGCATTGCAGGTATCATTACATCTCCGTGAGGTGCATAGTTCTCCCCAATGCTCCGGAGAAGCCTCTTGAACCAGCTCTCCTTCTCTGCATCCTCCTGCTGTTTGTTATACCTATCAACGGAGACATTAACAGCATCAGTGAGAAGGGAATCTATATGGCCGGACAGTTCTTTGACCTGTCTCTTGTTGCCAGCCTGCTGCCTCTGTTCCCAATTAGGCCCCTGCGGTTCATCCTCAAAACCTTCGGCCAAAGGGTCTTTTGCGTCAAGCTGGGCGCGGTATTCTTCCGGCATCGTTGAAACTTCGTATCCGGGACGCTGCAATCGTCTCGTTGATGAAGTGTCAATAACGCTTGGTGACGCAGATTTTGTCGTTTCGGGTTTATCTGATTCGGATGGTTCCGGTGTTTCAACTGCTGGAACCGTGGATGCCGCTGCGCCTGGATCTTGATTTGCGCGTGAAGTTCGGTATTCTTCCGGCATCGGAGAAAAGTCCACGCCAGGAATCTGCCTTCTGCGCTCTTGAAAAGTTGCAGCGTTGAATGGCTGCTCATTTCTTGCTGCTGTCTTGTCTTCGGTTAGCAAGCCTCTGACCTGTGCCTTATGCTCATTCAGCCAATCAATGTTCCTGCTGTACTTGTCTGCATCCCA